ACAAATGCGTTGTAATATATTTATGTACTAGTTGATGTACACAATTAAGTATTCATGTTATCAGATTTTAACACAAAATCAGTGAAAGGAGCACTATGGTAAAAAATGCATCTGACTGGTGTTACAGAGCCAAAAGAGCAATGTCTGACCAGGAAATCTCAGTTGGAGAGCTTGCAAAAGCGGTAAAGAGAAGCCGTTCAAATGTTTCTTCCGTGATTAACGGAACAAGGATTTCCAGGCCGCTTATTGATGCAATTTCTGAGCATCTTGGCATCTCCAATGAGTATTAAATCATGTATTGGCAGTATGGAAGGTGGGAAATCAACCGTGTTATCGAACGAAAATGTGTATTACAGGGCTAGAAAAGAGGCAGCAAAGCGCGATGAACGTTTTGCAAGTCGCGAAATGGCGGCGGATATCTTAGGAGTATCACTTTATACACTTGCTGATTACGAGAATGGCAATACCAAAGTCGTTCCGGTTGACAAGGTAGTGCTGATGGCAGATTTCTATCATGCGCCTGAATTAAAGACTCAGTATTGCAAGAGTGAATGCCCGATCGGAAAAAATCTTCCGCTTGCAACAGAACAGAAGGGGTTGGAAGGAATCGCCCTCAGACTGGTCAGCAGTCTTGCAAGAGTTGAAGAACTGCAAAAAGAGATCATTCAGATTTCTGAAGACGGAAAGGTTTCTCCGGATGAGGAAGAAAGTCTGGATGGAATTCTGACTCAGCTCGATCATCTTTCGGAAGTGATCAGTGAGATGAAACTTTTTGCGGAAAAAGCAAAAACAAAGAAATGAAACAATGTTTCGGAAGGAGGACAAAGATGAGATACAGCTTTAAGAAACGTGTCGGAACGCGGGTATATCGCTATAACCGCAGAGAGCAGATCCTTGAGCATGTCGAGAAGGACATTTTGGGCGAATGGGTTGTGTCGGATTATATGGACCTCAGCCCGAAGGAATGGAAAAACCGGAAGATCCGCAAGGCAGCACTCGAAACATTTGATGAGAAAATCAGCGATTTTGAGTTTGGTCAGAAGTACAACATTGTTCTTGCTTGAGAGGCGCGAAATGAAAATGCGTAATGATCCGCCGAAAAGATATTGTGCGTATTGCGAGGAAGAAATTCTTCCTGGTGATGAGATCTACTCCGGAGTTCATGAGTATCACAAGGATTGTCTTTCCAAGATGGATGTAGAGGAGTTCATCTACATGGAGGGTGATCACTTGGAAACAGCGGAAAAAGAAGCAATATAGGAGGAAAAAGAAATGGCAGAAGTGAAAAGCAATGAGTTGTGTTATATGTCTGGTCCGGTGGAGGTGCGCCTGACACCAGAAACAGTTAAGAAAAGCTTGGTCAGAGGACAGGGAAATGTTACTGATCAGGAAGTCACGATGTTTATTGGGCTTTGCAGAGCAAATAGGCTGAACCCGTTTGCAAACGACGCATATTTGATCAAATACGGAGACTATCCGGCTGCACCAATAGTGAGCATTAACGCTTTGATGAAACGAGCTGATTCTTTTGAATCGTATGACGGTTTTTCTGCTGGAGTTATTGTGCAGAATCTGGAAACGGGAAAAGCGGACAAGAGAGTGGGGTCTGCTGTTTACGACGGAGAGAAACTGTTGGCCGGATGGGCAGAGGTTTACCGCAACGACCGCACACATACATATGAGACAGTTGTGGACTATGCGGACGCGGTGACTTTAGCTAAGAACGGGGCTCCGAATTCTCAGTGGCAGAAGAGACCTGGAATGATGATCCGCAAGACTGCGCTTGCAAGGGCCCTTAGAGAGGCTTTTCCGAATGACTTTGGGAATACCTACTCCGAAGAGGAAAGTGCTGATATTGAGGCTGCTGCGAAGCGGGAAGAGGCATCCAGACGGGTTATTGATCCGATTAACGCCGTTGAGAAGAAAGAGCAGCATGTTCTGGAACAGAAGGAGCCTGAGGAGCAGCCGTTTGATAATTACGAGCAGGTAGAATTGGAGGATCTGAGATGAATGCTATAAATAATCCAAGCTGGATTCCTCATGTTGGATCGGTGCAGGAAACAGCGGAGTTGTTTCACATTCCTGATTATCTGATCAGACAGCTTGTGAAGGAAAAGAAAATTGCCTTTCTTCGCGCAGGGAGAAAAAAGGTTTATGTAAACCAGGATTCTCTTGCAGAGTATCTCATGAGAGCAAATACGTCGAGCGATACAACGGCTGATGGAAAGGAGCTTGTCTTTGATGAAATTGAATGATTCTAACTACTATTCGACAGAAGCGGATATGGAATATTGGTCGGCGTCTCAATACAAGGATTTTGTTGGGACATACGGAAGACTTGGATGTGAATTCCGTGCCATGATGAAGCTGAGCGGACGATGGAAAGAGGACACGACAGATGCGCTTCTTATAGGCTCTTATGTGGATGCTTACTTCGAAGGCATCAATGCATTCCATATCTTCCGTGCCGGGCACCCTGAAATGTTCCGGAATGACGGGACGTTATATGCAAAGTATGCCGTTGGAGATGTACTGATTGAGCGGATAAAGAAGTGCGATCTTCTTGTGAAGTATCTATCCGGAGATCATCAGACCATTATGACCGGTGAGCTTTTTGGTCAGAAATGGAAGATCAAAATGGACTCATATTTCCCTGGGAAGTGTATCTGCGATCTGAAGACAACAAGACAGATTGATAAAGCGTTCTGGATTAAAGACCTTGGGTATCCGGTTAATTTTATCCAGTACTGGGGCTATGACATTCAGGGAGCAATCTATCAGGAGATCGTCCGGCAGAATACTGGAGAAAAGCTTCCCTTCTGCATTGTTGCAGTGGATAAGCAGAAGCATCCGACAGTTACTCCTCCTACATGGGTGGAGCAGTACATCCTGGATGATGCACTTGCCAAGGTGGAGGCAAACATGCCTCATCTGGTTCGCGTCAAGAGCGGAGAGGAGCTTCCTTCAAGGTGCGGAGGATGTGACTGCTGCAGGGATCTGTTCAATCCTGATCACCCTATTAACTCTGAGGAACTTGTATTGTCATTCTAATTATTCTATTTATGTAAACCAAATGTGTACTAAATTGTTTAGGCGCATTTTGATTTACATAAAAAATAATAATAGTTTTATGCTGACAATGCTGTAAACTCGATATAGAATTAGGCTAATAAATAGTGTTTCTGCTCTATAAATGCAGTGACAAATGGGGTGATTATGGGATAAATGTTTCAATTTGTGTATTAAAGTTTCATAAATTTTCGCTTGAAACGGCGTATTCATTTCATTTTTGTGGAGAAAAGAAATGTGTGAAGGAAACTGGATAAAGCTGAACAGGAAGATGCTGTCCTGGGAGTGGTATGACGATCCGGCCACCAAGATTGTTTTTCTCCACCTTCTTTTTACGGCGAGATGGCAAGACGGAAGCTGGCACGGAATCGAGTTGAAGCGCGGTGAGGTGTTGGAATCGCTGACATCTATTGCAGAAAACAACGGATTGACTGTTCGCATGGTAAGGACAGCAATTTCGCATTTAATCGACACGAACAGTGTCACAATCAGAAAGGTCGGAAAACACTGTATTTACAAGGTTTGCGAGTATGAGAAGTATCAAGACCGACACAATGAACGACAAGAAGATGACACGATGGTGACACGATACCGACACGATGGTGACACGATACCGACACAATCTCAAAGAAACGAAAGAAAAGAAGCAAAAGAAAGTAAAGAAAGTAAAAGAAGGGAAGAAGGTAAAGAAAGTAATAATGGGGATAATCCCCCTATAGTCCCCCTTACGATCTGCGATTTTCCGGCTGAAGGACTTGAGGAGCTTGGAGTGGTTCAAAGTGTTGCTGAGAAGCTTGCTGACTGGATTGTTTCAAGGCGAGAGCAGGGAACACCGATTACGGAAACCGGTTTAAAGAGTCTTGTCAGCATCGCCAAAGACAAGACTGCCAAACATGGTGAGGATGCTGTGGTCAAGCTGATTACGGAGTGTATGGCGTCAGGATACAAAGGCATTACCTGGGATCGTCTTGAGAGGGCGAGGTCAGGTACGACAGGAAAGAGCGAGTATTTGGAGCGGATTGATAATCGCATAAGCGATGTTGACGATTGGCTGGCAAGAAGAGAGGCGCAAAGTGACGGAGCAGGAATTTTCGATTTTGGTCAAGGGAATGAAAGCTGTGTATCCGAATCAAAATTTCTTACCGGATGACTATGCAAGGGATGTCTGGTATGCGCTGCTCAAGGATATCCCTTATCCGGATGCCAACAGGGCGGTAATGGAAATCCTGAAGACCTCTCCTTATCCGCCTACGGTTGCCGATATTACAGGCAGGGTGTACCGACGCATTGCAGGGAATGAGATGACGGAAACGGAAGCGTGGAGCCGCGTAAGAGTGGCGATCCGTAACAGCGGATATAACGCGGAAACAGAGTTTGCAAAGCTTCCGGAAGCGTGTCAGAGGGCGGTCGGAAGTGCAGCCAATCTCAGAGAGCTTGCCCTGATGGATGCCGAGACAGTTGAAAGCGTAGAGCAGTCGCATTTTGTGAAGATTTTCCGGTCCGTTGTAGATCGACAGGAAAAGGCCGGCCAGATAGATATTCGCGTGGCGATTGAGCGGAAAAAGCAGGAGGCGGCAAGGCTTCTGGAAGCGGAGAAGGTGAAGGGGATAGATAGCGTTGGACGCAAGGAACACCATACACCGGCAGATATCGCAAGGATTGAGCAGCGTGTTGAGAGCATGTGGAAAGAGAGGGACGAACGTGAATCCGGGAAAGCAGTTTGAAAAAGACATCAAGGATTCTGTCCCGAAGAGCGTTTACTACCTGAGGCTTCATGACAGTGCAATCGGTTTCGACAAGGAGCACAGCACACAGAGATTTGCGCTGAAGAGCCCTTATGATGCGGTCCTTTGCAGGAATGGTCAGATGATCTGTATGGAGCTCAAGAGCACGAAGGAGAGATCGATTTCCTTCGATGGAGCAAGCCCAATGATAAAACCGGAGCAGCTTATTGCACTGCATAATGCTTCGGCGATCGGGGGAGCTACTGCCGGGCTGATATTAAATTTTAGGGCTCACGAAAAGACATTTTGGATGGACATTGGGGTGTTTGAAGAATTTCAGAGAGTCACCACGAAGAAGAGCATAAGCGTGGATGATGCGGAGAACTACGGAAGGAGGATCCCTTCCAGACGGCTCCGGGTACACAACAGGTATGATTTGTCGGTCCTTTGGGACTGAGAAGGGAGAAAAGATGGAAGAACTGGCACTCGTAATCAGCAATCCTGTGGATGGACAGTGGCTCAAGCACATCGACTGGAACAAGGAGCAGATCGCAGAGGGAATCAATGCGATTGTTGCGGACTATCAGAACCTGGCTTATAGCGAAGATCAGCTTCAGGAAGCAAAGAAAGACCGTGCGAAGCTGAACAAGCTGAAGAAGGAGATCGAAGATCGGAGAAAGCAGGTCAAGAAGATTGTCAACCTCCCGTATGACCTTTTTGAAAAAGAGGTGGCTGAAGTATCTACGGCGTTGACGGAAGCAATTTCCGGCATTGATCAGCAGATCAAAGGGTTCGAGGAAAAAGAAAAAGAGCGAAAGAAAACCGAGATTCTGGCGCTGTTTTCCGAGGCACTGGGAGACCTGAGTGAAAAAGTTGATTCTACAAAGCTTTTCAATGCTTCCTGGTTGAATGCATCCGTGTCCATGAAACGCGTGAAGGAAGAAATCGATGCAAAGGTGCAGACGATCAGATCCGGGTATGAGTACATCTCCAATCTGGCAGATGACGAAAAGGTGATTGCGATTGCCGAGTACGAAAAGTCCTATGACATCGGCATGGCGATTGCGGAAGTGAACCGTCACCGCACAGTGCAGAAGAGACTGGAAGAGGAAAAAGCAAGAGAAGGTCACGAGAAGGCGGCAGAACGGCTCATAAACAAGCTGGAAGGCAAGAGCGTGGTAAATGGCATGCCTGCGGAGGAGAAACAGCAGGAAGAGCCGTTGAGAAGCGAAGAAGAGCCGGAAGAAAAGAAAGACAGACTGGAAGCAGCCTGTGCGGGAAGCCGGAACGAAAAAACTCCGGAGAGTGATGATCCGAAGGTGATGACATCAATCAGCGTCGTCATCAACGGAGAAACCGCAGGAATGCTTCTTGACCTGATCAGAAAAAACAATGTTGCATTCAGAGGTGTGGTAAACATGCAGCTTCTTGGAACAAAGGCAGAGCTTATGGAGCTTGTGCAGAATTTGAAAGATGCAGGAATCCGTATCGGAGGTACCAAGAATGCGCAGAACTAATGTTATTACACCCGAAAGAATACAGAATGCCATGGCTCAGATCCATATTGGAGATCAGGTCATGGTAAGAGAAGGGGACTGCAAGCCGAAGGAAATCACAGTAGTAGGGATTTATCCTCATTTTGTCAGAGCGGCAGATGGGAGGTGCTATCAGTGGTTTGATTTGATGAGAGGGACTGGACTTTGAGTGAAGAGTTTACGCTGGACGAAATTTGCAGAAAGCTCCGGACTATCTGCAAGGAAGAGGAAGAAAAAGCAAGCAAGAAGACCCATAAAGCGATTCATGCCAAGATGTTGAAGATTCTGACAAAGTACAAGGATCTCAAG